GACATACTTCACATTTGTTGCAGACCTCAATGACGCCATCGAAAAGGGTGAAGCCATTTGCAAGTACTCCCAGAAGAATAGTGGGGTGGAAAGCACAGGTATGCGTAAGAAGTTGTCAACATTGCAACTCCTGAAGAACGTCGAGATCACAAGGCGTGCCTCACAGAAAGAACGAAAGGCTCCCTTTGGTGTACTCATACACGGCGCCTCGAGCGTAGGAAAATCAACATTCACAAAGATGTTGTTCTACTACTACGGTAAGGTGCATGGTCTCTACATCGACGATCACTTTCGCTACGTACGCAATCCAATGGATGAGTACTGGAGCAACTTTGATTCGAGCAAGTGGTGCATCCAGATGGATGATATCGCTTTTTTGGATGCGAAGAAGAGCTCCGATGTCGACATGACTTTGAAAGACATGTTGAACGTAGTGAACAACGTGCCGTACGTCCCACCCCAAGCAGCACTAGAAGATAAAGGAAAGACACCAGTCCAAGCAGAGTTGGTCCTAGCGACCACCAATACTCCTGACTTGAACGCTGTCGATTACTTTCAGTGTCCTCTGGCTGTTCGGCGACGCCTGCCATACGTCATCAATATCCAACCCAAGGATGAGTATTTGCATGAGAACGGAAAGTTTTTGGATCCCAAGAAACTTCCTGTTGTACGCGACGCTTTTCCTAACTTCTGGAAGATCACAGTCCAAATGTTGGAACCTGTGGATCACAATGGCAAGGATTCCGCAACTCTGAAAAACGTTGTTGAATTTACGGATGTAGGTGAATTTCTCAAGCATTTCGCAGAGGCCAGCAAGCAGCACAAAGGCATTCAGGAGAAATCGGATACTTGTGACGTACACATGCGTGATGTCAAAGTTTGTCCGTTGTGTCTCACCGCTGGTGCAGATTGCGAGTGTGTTCAAGGCTGGATCATAGCCCCCATGTGGAAGGTTGTGTTTTCATACTTGGCTGCGTGCGTGGCAGATGTGTTCTATCGTCTGTTCATCCACTTTCTCACAATAGGCTTCATG